TATTATTAGGCATTGAAACCATGTTGACAGCCCTTCCACCCACTAGCTGGCGTTTAGCTATGATACCTAATGATCCTGCCAAGGCTGTACTTGAAAACCAATTTCCATTAGTGCCCGGGGACGATATTCTTGATGCAGAAGCTATGTATTCCTCGATGGGTCGTGGGGGAAGGGAAGAGGGCTTTGATTCGGTATATGAATATATGATTAATAATTCCTATTCTTCCACTTGGATGCGTGCCGATGCTGGTTTGTTAGTGGTATTTGTTTCTGACGAAGAAGAACAGAGCGACGATCACTTTTCAGCTGCAGGCGATTTTATAAGTTGGTACCGAAGCCTCCGCGGGGGCTCAGTATTTCTGGCCAGTATTGTTAACCACGATCCGGCAGAATCATTGTGTACCGGTTGGGTAAGTCCCATTGATGTTGGAATTCGTTATATGGATGCCACAAATGCTTTTGGTGGTAATATAATTGATATTTGTGCAGAAGATTGGACCGCCGGCGTTGCTGATGCGGCTGCATCGGTTGAACCTCACGAATCTTGGATATTAACACACACTGCCGTTGCAGATTCAGTACGCGTGTTTATGAACGGGTCGTTAGTTGATCCTTCTTATACAACATGGTCTTTTTCAGAAGCTGACAACACAGTATATTTTCACGATGTTCCGGCCGGAAGTACATTAGTTGAAATTGGATATAGATATTACGAAACAACAGACACCGGTAGTACCGATACCGGGTCATAAAGGAAATTACAATGAAAAAGTTTATTAAATATTTTGCAATTTTAGGTCTCTTGGTTGGATTTAGCAGCCACGCAACCGACAATTATAAGCCGCGAACCCCTGTAGAGAAGGTTAGTCGCTCTTTGAGCATGGTAGAAAAGAAAGTGAGAAACGCTGCTGTTAAGGTGGTGACTGCTGGCGGGCATGGTAGTGGAACAGTCGTCGAATATAAGGATGTAACCTTAGTATTAACAGCAAAGCATGTAGCCGACGGCCATCTGGGCATGGAATACCTGATCGCAACAGAAAAAGAGCAGCGCACTGGTGTTTTGATCTATCAAAGTAAAGAACATGATGTAGCAGTATTGGCTTTAAAGAGTGATTTTCATTATTTAAAGCCGATGAGTTGGAAACCTGCGAAGAAATATGATGTAGGTACCGATATTGTTTATTCAGGACATCCCTCATGGCACAAATTGATGTCGTTTCAAGGCCGGATCGTAGGTTATGAGCAGGATACCGAATCTGGAACACAGTTAATTGTTAATACATATGGCTGGTTTGGGTGTTCCGGATCAGGAATATACAACACAGACGGCGAATTAGTTGGTATACTATATGGAGTCGATGTACAATATGCCTACGGAGCACAGATCCAAGAGAATATGATCTGGGTTGCTCCAATTAAGAACATCAATATTGATGAATCTCTTAACGCTTTTTGTAGAGGTACGCTCAAAAATTATAGAGCCTGTAAATGAACCGTAAATGGAATAATTTTCTCACCGAAGGTGAGCTAAAAACAGTAGGAATTGTTGTTTGTCTTAACGATAAACAGCAATTTTTACTTATCAGACGCTCCGATATCGATCATAGGGCCGGCCAGTGGACCATGCCCGGCGGTCATATTGATGATGAGGACGATTCTATCGAAGCTGGGGCCATCCGAGAGCTTGATGAAGAGGCTAATTTGAAGTGTAAGGTGGCAGACTTACAGTATTTGGGGCACCCAACAAAAAATAAGCACTATTATTTAACTACAAAGTGGAGTGGGGAGGTGAATGTTGATAAACCTAACCCACATACAGGTGATATTGAACATGATGACTATAAATGGGTTACAATAGAAGAGATAAAAGAGATAGAAGATACTAAAATTCCGATCTATTTATTGGAGAAAGCCCTTGAGATGTCAAAAGATGCTAAATGATGAAGAAATCCTGCTGAGAACAGCAAAATTATTGGAAAATTTCGATATTTCCGAACAAAAACCCGAAAAAGTGCTCCGGGAAGTCACCGAAGACGAGATGCGAGCACTTGAAGATGTGTTGGACGACTTAGATCCAGCTAATTTGCCCCTTAATGACCTTTTCAGTGGTAAAATGCGAGCGGTTATACCATTTCCAACCACTGATCCCTCTACAGAGCTTGGAAAGTTCGCAGAATTCTTCAGATCTCAAGAATATAAAGTAGATTGGGAGAAAGGTATGGTATATGCCGAACGAGATATACGCACCTCCGATGATTTACTGGATACTTTGGTTGGTATGACCCAAGGACAGCCCGAAAAGAAGAAAACCAAGAAGATTCAGATGAAAATCGGCAAGCTTTTCTCTAAATTAGCTGATTTAGGGAGAAGAAAAGACGAATTATACCAAAAAGTCTATGATCACTTGGCTGGTATCGGTGATTCAGGCTATAAACTCCCAACTGGTAAATTAGTTACTCGTCAGCACGATGTTACAAAGAAAATGCTCAAGGCTGCACTCGATGAGAAAGAATTAGAGAATTTAGAAAGAATTAATAACCAAATTTGGTTATATATCGTAAGTCCGGGTGTTGCAGGGCCCGCCGGCTACAATTTAACTGATTTAGCCACTCAATACGGTGAATACTGGAAAAAGAACGCCGGATATATCAAAAAAGAGATAAATAACATCGATAATGACAAATTTTCCATTATTATCACTCGACATCCGATAGATGTGCTCAGAATGAGCGATTTTGACGAGATTATCTCTTGTCACACCCCACCTAGTCGCCAAGGTGCCTATCAAGCATACTATAAATGCGCCGTAGCCGAGGCTCAGGGCCATGGGGCGGTTGCCTATGTGGTAAAGACAGAAGACCTGCTCTCAGCCACAAATACGGGCAATATAGACAGTGCAGAGCAGGAAATTCAAGAAGGTGAGGTATTTGCCGACGATAAACGCTCATTTAGCGGTGATATTGAACCGGTTTCTAGAATTCGTGTCCGTCATGTCAGATATTACGAAGGTGATGAGCCTCCAAAGCGTTGGGATGATGGACAAGATGTTGGAATGCCTGAAAAACGCGTTTATGGTGCTGATATCCCCGGTTTAGCTAATCAAGTTACTAATTGGGCGAGATCAAATCAAGAAGAAGTCATTCAAAATATGCCAAAACAAGATGGTATGATTGATCTCAGCAAATTTATGATATTTGGGGGTTCTTATGAGGATACTGCCAACAAAGAAGGTCGTTTAGCATTAATGCGTCAGCTTGTCGGCCCCGGTGTAGAAGTTGAGGGCTCTATGAAACAAAACACAGATACCGAAGACACCCTTGATGCAGATTTAATTGGTGATGTTGTCCGTTCATATGACGGGCAATGTGAAGAAATACAGCGGGAGTGGAATGATCATATGGCCCAGACATATGTTGATTTTGAAGTTGGCGAGGATGGCGCCGATGGCGCTTATATTAAACCTTATTCGGCTTTTATTGCGAAGTGGCCGATTGATGAGTGGAAAAGGTTACCGAGCAACGCAGAAGAAGTTGTGTGGGACTCGGTTGACGAAATAAACATGCAATTTGGTGACATATTTGTTCCCTCTAAAAACGATACTCCTGTAATCCGTAAGGTTCGCGAAGAAATACATTTAACCATTCAAGTTAACTTTGAACATCCTGAAATTGCCGGTACTTCATATTTTTCCATGCCTGAAGAATTTAATGATGCTTGTCAGAAGATCGATAGTATAATTGACGACAGAAGAGACCTTTGGGAAGAAATTCTTACTGAATACTTCAAGAAACACGGACAAATGGAAGGCGGAGAGTTTATGAATCTAGCCATAGCGATTGAAGATGGTATTCTTACATCCTATGAGTGGGATCTTGAGACTGATGGTGATTACGACGAATCATATGAATGCACTGCGAGATATACACACTACTATGATCCAGAAGATTTAGGATTGGGAATTGAAGTATTAAAACAGATTGTTGATTCTCGCGACTTTAGAATTGAGTTGAGAAAGCAATTGCTCGAAGAACCCAGAAAAACTGAGAACACGGAGTATTATCTACAAATGACTGCTGAAACTCTCGAACAGGGTGTACCCGGTCTTAGAGAAATCAATATGACTGTTTCCTTCTCGATTAACGCTGACGAGCCTGATATTATGGTTGGGTTATTTAGAGAGCTTGTAGAGGGTGATATGGACGATGAAGACAACCTTAAGGTGGTATTCAATAGAGTGTTGGCTCAGTTTATTAATTCTCGCCAACCATCGCATATGCAAACAAACGAATCAGTTGTAGAAACTTGGAAAGACTTTTTAGGAGAATCATGAGCAAATACCTACAAGATCCAGAGTATCTTTTCGGCATTTTAACAATGCTTGTAAAGAAAAATGGCGGTAAAATCGTTATAACCGAAGAAGAAATGAAGGATCTCAATACTGGAGACCTTATTGGGATGTATTTTGAGCCGAAAACAGGAAGTATCATTCTCAAAGAGGTTGATCCAGAAGATATGCTTCGGGCCCGAGGTATGGTTAACGATAAAATTGACGAAACATATGATAACTGATGTTTGTTTACAATGCGAAGCTTATTCGTGTGATCGACGGCGATACGGTCGATGCTAAGATAGACTTGGGTTTTGATGTATGGGTTAAGAAGCGTATCCGTTTATATGGCATTGATACGCCAGAAACACGCACTAGGGACCTTGAAGAGAAGAAAGCAGGTATTGCCGCCAAGGAGAGATTAGAATCGCTTATGAGTGAATGTGAGGGCGAATTTGTTTTGGAATCTCATGGAGTTGGAAAGTACGGAAGATGTCTCGGGACACTATTTATTGACGAAACCAACATTAATATGTTATTATTAAGTGAAGGACATGCTGAGGAATACAAATGAAACTTCTACTTGAAAATTGGCGTCAGTACCTGAATGAGAGCGAAAAAGCAACTCACTATGGTGATTTATACCTTTTTGAAAACGACAAGGCAACAAAGACTTCTTTCTATAATGCTCTCAACACTTTATCTGAATCAGATGATGATGTCAACACATTCTTAGAAAACTGGGAAAAATCTGTTGATTACCAATTAGGATTGTTAAGAGAAGAAGACTCTGACGCAGGACCAATTTGGAAACTTCTTTACCAATCTTGGGCATTGGAGCAAAAGTTTAAGGCAAAAGCTGCTGAAAAAGTTATTGCCGTGAGTAAGAAAATTAACGATTTTGCTGAAGGGAATCCGAAGACTGCAAAATTCGCAAAGTATGCAGTTGGAGGTTTGTTGGCCGGCGCTGCAGCTTATTATATTCACAGTATTGTTAGCAAGGGAGGTGACCCGTCAGATGTTATGGAGTTAGCACAAACCCTGCAGCCAGAAGACCCTGACTTAGCGCGTGAAGTAGCTGAATGTGCGCAAGACTTTGGCCCGGAAGCAGTTGCCGAGTTTATGCAAGGACAAAGCGATACAATAGAAAAAGTAGCAGACACGCTTTCGACTGCCGGCGAGCCGGCTCTTGAACAAGCGGCCCAAGCTGCTGATAGTGTTGCACAAGATGTGAAGCAGGCTGAAACTCTTGACTTCTGGAATGATGCGTTTGAAAAGTTTGATGCTAACCAAGAGCAGTGGAAGGGAGATCCCGGGTTCTTCGCCGACGCTAGCGCGGAACAAGCAGCATCAACAGACTTCCTCGATTTGAGTGGATGGATGCCCTCCGGGATGGATCCTGAAATATTTGACGAATATGGTCCTTATGGAGAAGACATCTTAAGTTGGGATAATGTTACTTCCGATCAACGAAACGATGCACTAGAGCTTGCAGCAGAACAATGGACGGAATTCAAAGAAATGGCAGAAACATTCGGAAGGGGAGGTAGTTTAGAAGACTTGAACATGACAAGAAAAGATTTTAAACAATGGGCTGGAGATGCCGTTTATGCGCCAAATCGTCCGGATAGTATAGCTAAAAACATTGGAAAATTTGCAAAAGACATGGCAAGCATTGGTCCGGATAATTTAGATGGAGGCCGAAGTGTAGCGAATGCTGGTACCGGGTTCATACCCCCTAACATGATGAAGGCTCTGCGGACCGCGATGAGAGCATCGTTAAAATGAAACTCCTACTTGAAAATTGGCGAGAGTATATAACAGAAGCAGCTAAGACAGCCGAAGAACTGCCTGAAGGAGTTGTCGTTGCGGTTCATGAGATTGGAGGTGAGAGAGTCTGGATTCAATATGAAATAGAAGGTGAACAAAATCCAGATGAAGGCGCCAAAAAGTCTCCAATACAAGGCCGAGTCAGCATTATGACCACTGCGGCGCCGTGCGGAGATGCATGGATGGTTAGTTCAGCTAGAGCCGATGATGGCTGGGGTCCACTATTATATGATGTAGCAATTGAGTGGGCTAGCTGGAAGGCCGGTGGCCTAATACCAGATCGCAGAACTGTTTCAAAAGAAGCTCGAAAAGTATGGAAATATTATTTAAATAATCGTTCTGATGTAGAGTCTCATCAACTTGATGATCTGAAAAATACCCTAACACCAGATGATGAAGATAACTGTAATCAAGGCGTAGCTACAAAATCAACGGTGCCTGTTATCGGTGGATTATTAAGTCGTGATTTTGCATCCGAATCTAATCCTATGAGCAAAAGATATACAAAAAAGCCTGAAACAATGCAAAAACTTTTAGATGCCGGGAAACTATTACAAACATGAAACACCTACTTGAAAATTGGCGGAAGCACTTAAATGAACAACGAGATCAAAGGCCTCGTAAGGAGCCAACACCATTTAAAAGCAAAGCTCAAAAAAGATATAAAAAGAAGCGCAAGAAAAACGATATATATTCAACAATATCTGGACACAAGAATTTAAAAACTGGGTCGCCATTCACCACAAAACCACAACGCTCAGGTACAGACAGGTTGCGATTCGAGGAAATTGAAGGAGATATGCTCCTCGAAAGTATAGAGGGTGCTACGCGCTTATCTATCTTTGATTTTGATGAAACGATCGCCTTTACTGAAGGACATATCAATGTGATTGACAAGGAAACCGGCGAAGAATTTCAAACTAAATCACAAGAAGAATACGATGCTATTAAAGACAGCGATAGATATGAATTTGATTTCTCGCCACTCGATCATGTTAATAACGCAACAGAGAATCCAAGTATAACAACTATTTTGAGAGATAGATTGAGTGATGTTGATACACAGGTTATGATTTTAACAGCCCGGGCGCCTATATCTATCGATGATATACATCGTACACTGCGTACTTTTGATAGACCAATTGAGACAAGCGACATTATCATGATCGGCGTCGAAGGTCAAAATAAGGGCAATTATTTGGCAAATGTGGTGTTATCAAAATATGATAATATTCAAGAAATTGAATTTTATGATGATTCACAAGGTAATATTGACGATATGATCCAAGTAAAAAAAGAATTAGATTCAATTGATCGGGGAATAAAATTCGATATATATTTGGTTAAACACGGAAGACCTGAACTGGTGAGTTCCTGAGTGTACTATTTAATATTGTGGAGGCATAGCAAATGAGCGATGCAAATGGATGGGAAACCTACTCAAAACTAGTTTTACAGCAACTTGAAACCATGTCAGGTGGGATCGAGGCGCTACGTACTGAGCTACAAGATGTCAAAGGTCAATTAACTGAATTAAAAGCTAAGGAAGACCGGGTACGAGATCTCAAAGCTTGGAAAGAGAAAATGGATGATGTGGCTTCCCCGCCCCAAATTAAAGCAGCCTTGCGGGAAATAGAAGAACTTAAGGAATTTAAAACAAAGGCAGTTACCATGTTTATGGTTATTCAAGCTTTGATGGCGTCAGCATTGGCATTAACAAATATGTTTTAAATCATGGCCAAAAAGTTATCGGAAGATCTAATATCAAGAATAAAACTCGCTGCAGCCCAACTTAATGGTCGTATACCGTACAAAAAGCAAGAAGAAATTGATAAGATAGAATTAATTCCAGAAGTTTGTATCAAAGGTGCTGGCTATATTTTTTGTTATCAGCCTGATAGTAAATCTTTTGTAAAGATTGACCGCGGACAGAAAGCTTTAGTTATGGAAGAAAGAAAAGATACTTGTCTAGTCTACACTTTCGATGGCTTTTTGATAGAAATAGATAAGGATGAGTTATTGTCAACAGGATTTGATTGATGCTTTTTCAATTTGGGTTATTTTGGAAATTAATTCTAACTTTAATATTTTCTTGGGTTCTTTACTTTACATTTGGGTTTGAGTTGTGCATTGTGACATTATTGTCAATTTTATTAGTTTTCCAAAATAATACTGGCGAGTAGTTATACTAGGGAACTACTTACGCGGATGGCGATCAAGAAAATTAACAAATTTTATGCATATGATGAGAATACTAATACGTCCTCTCCTACTAAACAAACATTTGTTTTGAGAATGTTGGGTGATGAAAATATCGAGGATATTGGAATGTATAAAAAATTCGAAGATGCTGAATCCGAACTAATCAAATACTTAAAAAAGGGTACTTGTTGTTGGATAGTAAGCAATAATGAATGAAAAAGAACAATTTGGCGAAATAGCTGCTCAAGAGTTTAATGTCGGTGACATCGTTCAGTGGACAACGTGGAATAAACTGTCTGAAGAGTGGGATACAAATTATGGCGTTTTAATGAAATTAGAAAATATGATAAGATCAAACCGAATGGTTTCTATCGCAACCGTGAAACCACTAAATGAACAATTTGAAGAAAAGGAATTGTTCACTCTTAGTCTCAAGCTTGTCAAGCCACACAGTTTTGATAGTGAAATGAATAGTTGAACACTATTTATAATGGGTTTTTTTATGAATGATCTATTAAAAAACATTATTAAGCAATTCATGCCATTCGCACAAAAGCAGATTGGCTTTAAAGATCCGCCGCGACTATTTCTTCGAAATGATTCAGAAAATGTTAAAAACCCTCTTGGGAAAACGGCATTTTATGATCCTGCTGCAAAGTCTGTAACTCTTTACGTAACCGGTCGACACCCCAAAGATATCCTTCGTTCTTTGGGTCACGAATTGGTTCACCATAAACAAAATTGTGAAGGACACTTTGATGATTGTGACGATATGGGCGCAGGATATGCTCAGAAAGATCCGCATTTACGCCAAATGGAAATGGACGCAAATAGAGACGGAAGTATGTGTCTTCGTGATTTTGAAGACATGTTAAAGAAACAGAACACTATTTACTACGAACATCTACAAAGAGGAGAAAACAAGATGTCTACAAAAGATTGGAAGAATAAGGAAGTTACCCAACTTCTCGCAGAAGCTTGGGGCTTTAAGTTTAACTCGCTTCAAGAGTTTGATGAATTTAACGGTACCGGTGAGGTTCAAGAAGAAGCCGCCGAAGATATCGAAGAAGTGGCCGGTGTATCACCAGCAGCAAAAGAGCGACGTACTCGCCACAAGCGTACGCCTGTCCCAGAACCAGAAGATGACACTGGGGGAGAGGATTCAGAAGAATCACTTGAGGAAGGTGAAGAAGATTTAGAAGAACAGTCGAGAACCGATCGTCCAGATCGTGCGCGCCCAGAAGGTGGAAGACGTTTAGATGAAGAAGATGATGAAGTCGTCGAAGAAGCCGGCGGTAAGGCGGCTAAGTTCGCCAAAGGCGCGAGAGCAGTTTCTGGGATTGCCGGCGGGGCTGCAGATCTAGCCGATTTAGCTTCAGATGATAAAGAAGCTGTTGAAGAATCGGAAGAAGTCAACGAAGACGAAGAAGTTGTTGAAGAATCGGAAGAAGAAACTCTTCAAGAAGCAATCACGAAGATTCTTCGCAAGCACCTTAAGGGCTAAACCCATGACCGGTAAATACAAAAATTGAACTTAAAAAGTCTAAAAGCTTATTTGTTCAAAAACTATTATTAAACTTAAAAGAGGATAAACACATGTCATTAAATTCCGATTGGCAAGATTTTCTTACCGAGAGTCTAGATGAAAAGAACATCTTTACCTATATTCAAGGTCTCCAAGAAATAATTTCCAATCTTAAACCTAGAACTATGACCGAAAAACGCAGATTGCAGATCGCAAAGACTCATCTGCGTGAGGTTAAGAGATTTGCCAGAAGGATGGAAAATGATATGTCTGTTCTCCAAGAGAAACTTAATATATTAGAAGAGTCGAAGGGAGATGAATAATGGGTGGTGTCGCAGGGCACATGGCCCATTTATCAGAAGACCTTGATTTAAAATTTAGCGAAATTATAGATATCCTCGGCAAAGTCGCAAATGCCGAGATTACTAACGCTACCGAAAAGGTGGATGGCCAAAACTTGTTTTTGACTGTTGGCCCGGGCGGTGAAATTAGAACTGCTAGGAATAACACAGATGTTAAAAACGGTGGTATGTCGACAGACGAATATATTAGTAAATGGTCCGGACATCCAGCAGAGAATGCTTTTACAAACGGTTTCAAGGCCGTCTCAGCAGCTTTACACAAGTTGTCAGGGGAAGACCTAGAAGCAATCTTTGCGAGCGGTCAGAGGTATGTTAACATGGAAATAATGTACCCTAAGAACCCTAATATTATTCTGTATTCTTCTCCGAACATTGTATTACATGGTCTTCAATACTTTGGAGATGAAGAAGAAACACCAGAAATGAGACATGTGACAAAACAAAAGTTTGCCAAGTTGTCTAAAATAATTGATTACACCTCTCAAAAAGTTGGAGAGGAAGATTGGTCGATCAATGGACCTAGGCTCGTTGCTCTTAGAAAGTTAGCAGATGGAACAGCTTTAGAAGAAGTCACATCCAAGATTCAATCATTTGCCAGCCCCGTTGGAACGGATGCCACTTTGGGTGATTATGTTAAGCAGGTTGTTAAGGGATATACTGAACAAGTAGACCTACCATCGGATGTTGCTGACAAACTTATTACCCTAATGTTGCAACCGGACGAGGCCAAAGAGAAAGGTATTACCGTTGTTAATCTCAAAAAAGGTCTTCCGAAAGAATTACAAGCTACTGTTTCTAATCTCGGAGCTAAAACCAAATCTAGAAAATATATTGCTAGTGTTTTAAAGCCGCTTGAAGTAGCGATTAGCGATTTTGCTATCGAAGTACTTCGTGGAGTCAAGAGTTACTTTGTCAGTGACAATGATCAAGAAGTTGCTCGAATGAGAGCAGAACTTGAGCAGTCAATCGCATACCTTAAGAATCTCCAAGCATCAGGTGATGAAAAGATGGGAGAATTGGTAGATCAACAGCTTGCTAAGCTTGGTGATATTGAGAACCTCGCATCTTCTATGGAGGGTGTTGTATTTGAATATCCGCCGGGATCCGACAAGATTTATAAATTAACGGGCGCCTTTGCTATGGCAAACCAGATTATCGGTAGAGCCAGACGATCAGGCATGCAAGAAGAACTTGAAGAAGAATTCGATATTGATATCGTTGAAGATGATTATGATTCAGAAGCAGATGAATGGTATGAATTAAGACACCAAATGGATCAAGAACTCGGTGAACCCATGGATGATGAATCAGATGATCCTGTGGTGGATGCTGATTATCCTAAAACTGTTGCAGTTGTTCCGGGGGCGTATAAACCACCTCACAAGGGGCATCTGGATATGGTTCGAA